GCCTTTCGCATCTTTGTCGGCAAATGCCTCTGCAAGTCCCACTTTATTTTTACTTCCCACCTTACGGACCCCCGGGTACGCTGAAAAGATATTGTCGGTCGGATCTCCTCGCATGCACTTTTCGAAAAGAATCCACTTAGGATCCGGAATGACTTTTGCTTCCTTAGTCTTTTTATCGATGACTGCTTTACCTTTTTTGTCGAAAATACCCGTAATAGTGTGGAGCTCATCTGCAATTCCGTTGTATTGATTTACGTTTTCTGCTAATAATTGATAAAAATCTGTATCGCTTGATACAATGGTGTGATGATCATGACGATGTTGTTGTATCCAACCGGCAATTAAATCATCTGCTTCTAAATCAGGGTGTTGTAATACTGTACAGTTAGTTCTATTTGCTAAGAACTCTTTTAAACTGTCAAAGGTTTCCCAAAATAGTCGATCTTCTTCAGCTTCTGATTCTGTTAATGCCGCACGAGCCACAGCACGATTGGCCTTGTACGGTGTATAGAAATCTTTACGCCAGCTACGCCCTTCTAAACAAAATACCACGTGATCTGCTCGCTGATCTCTAAATGCTTTACTAACACTATTTAGCGTTACGTGAATAGCGAAACCCAAGCGGTCCCAGGTATCAGCCTGGCGGTGAGCGGCGTGTCTAGCACGGAAAAATGTATTAGCGGTGTCAACAAGTAGATATCTCATAGCATTATAATAGCATATAATGATTAACCTGTCAAGCCTTTTATAAACTCCCAGGCTACAATTTTATGGCTTTCGGGCCCCCAATGTTGCCCGTCTCTGGCCCGATCTGGTGCACCTCTGGAGTTTGGATCAAATGCTTGTACAGCTTTGATTTCAAAAATGGGTAGGCCAAAACTCTGCACTATCTGCTGATTTCGATAAAATCGTTGGAGACTATTGTGGGTGTCCATGTACCAGACATGTTCAGTTTGAGCCTGGGTGGGAATTATGGATTCAACTCGATCTGCGTAATAGGTTTCAAATCGACTTGGGTCAGGCCATAGTATGAATACTGATTGTATATTGAGCAGACCCTGGCAATTGGTCAAGATTCTTGCTACAGTATCTGTACTGGCCTGTTGTATACCCAAGTTTACCATCGGATAAGGTCGTTCTTGGGCCACTATGCTGGGCCATACTTGATCCGTTGCTAGACCTATGCCCTCGGTTAAACTACATCCTAAAGCCAAGTCTACCGGCTGATCACTGTATTGAGTCAGGTCCGCGGTACGAAAGCCCTGTGGGTTATAGGTATAGTTGATCTCAATTCCATCCCACAATCCTTTGTTTGGATTACGGTCGAGGCTTTGTTGGTGATCTGACCCGGCCCAAGACCTGGTAGTGTTGTGTGGATTCCAACTAAATGGAATTTGGTTTTGCTTCCAGAAATTCATAAAGGTAATCGGCCCAGGCACGATGTGCCTCGGCAAGAAAATGATAATGTTTGGTTGCCTGAAAGCCCTGGTTGGTCAGCCATTGATAATAGGTCAGTTGTTTATCGTATGGTCCTATGTAGCTGTGATTCCACTCGTGCAGACCAGACCTATTGGGATTGTCGGAATTGTCTGTGGTGATTTGACCTGATGCTATGTTGGCAAAGTCACTGAAACAATTGAAGAATACATGGCGGATACCGGCAGTTTCTAAGTCAAGGTGTAACTGATATATACGTTGATGCCAGGCCAACATTTTGTCTTCGCGTGTTGCAGTTGTTTGTCCAATGACCCAATTTCTGTAGCGTTCGGCAAGCTCAGGGGGAACAGCATCTGTTCCGCTGGCAGTGACCTGATAATAGGTACCATCATGTAACCACTCTTCACGTTCCCAGGTGGCCCAGCCTATGATGAGTAGGTCAGGCTTGTTGTTTTCAAGATACCTGCGTGTGGTACGCATGATGCGATCATTGCTACTGGCTGATTCAGCATCACAATCCAAGATAGCACCCAGGCGGTTGGCCAGTTCGCAACCATAACTGGCTGCAAGATTGTCTGGATGAGGTTGTCGGCCCAGTCGCCAATACAGCGGATCATCTTCGGCAAAGCAAGCAGGTTTTACTGCTTCGGCTCCGGCGCTGTTGCTATCACCGTTTACGTAAACTATCAACTTACTTCGGTCTTTCCGTTGCCCAGATCCCTACGATCAACCACACGTGGACGAGCCTCAATTGGTTGATTGGCTTCCCATTGCTCGTAGTTTTCTGATATAACATTCTTGCAAATGTCAGCAAACCAACGATCTACAATAATATCTTCGGGTTCATTGGGTTTGGTTTGATACCCGGCACGTACCAGATTGGTAATAAACTTTTCATTCCAATCCAATTCAAATGCACCATTGCCCATGTTTTCTGGGTCCAGTTCCACACTCAAAATAGCCACATAAGGTTCGCCTCGTTCTGTGGCTATATCTTTGGCTGATTTTTTTGATACCTTGGCCTTTGGTTCTTCAACCTTGACTTCGGGTTTACGTTTAAATCTATCGAGCAATCCCATCTTCATTCTCCTTAACTTCAATCCAGGTATAGTCACCTAACCATTTGACCTGACAAATGTATTCCCAATCACACGGAGCACCGGTACTCCAATCTGCAGGTCCGGTTTGTGTCAATCGTGTGTGTCCGGTATCTCGTTCTAGTAAGAGCCAATACTTTTGGCCATGATATATCTGGAAATCGTATTTAGCGGCATGTACCATGTCGGTGATATCTAATCGCCGTTTTAATTCTGCAGCCTGACGCTGTAGCACTTCTACCAATTCTGTAATCCTGTTGTATTCCTGTTGAGCATGCATACGGGCCACATTGACCATGATGTCTTTTTGTCGCTCAACGGGAATAAGATCAAACTTGGGCCCTCCGGCTTCGGTCGGGTAAGGACTGACATTGCGATTAAAAAATGCAACAAGAGTATTACCAACGGTAATATCAAAACTTTCACGGCCGTCAGCGACATTAGATTTTTTGTCTGTCATTTGATCCAATGTTGTACCAGTACCATCAAGCTCAACCAGGCCCACATGGTATTAAAACCTACCAGGGTTGGTAGAGCTTTTTTACGACTGGCCCAGATAAGTGTCACGCTGGTTGCCAGTGTAAGATAATACAATTCCCAGATCTGTATACCAAAGATCAGGCCCGGGATAATGATAATGGCCTTGGCCAACCAGGATACAAACTCTACAGTATTATAACTGGTCCAGTACTCGCGTGTGAACCACATGGCATAACAGTCACGCATGTTACGCCAGCCCGAGTGGCTATAGCTGATTATCATCAGCACCAACCACACACCTACTGCTACTAAGATTTGAGCTGTGGTCATTGTTTTAATTTCCAAATAATATGTTCTGTGGTATTGTGCCAGCGATCTTCAAACACAGATTCGCCTGGGCCGGTCCACACAGCACGACCTTGATACGCAAAATCTAACCACATCCATCGATTAGATAATTCACACTTCCTAGGCCACCATAAAAATTTTAATCGCCATGCGGCTCTGTTGTAAAATGGATCGTAAGTTTCATCCATGCCGGTGTATAGTCCTTGTGGGAACATTACTTGCCCCAGCCGTTGCCCCATAAGTCTACATGTAGGCGTGGACTATAATTAAACCCGTGTGTACAGCAAATGTTGGCAATGTTTACTTTGTTTGATTCGTATGGATCAACTACACCACCCTGTGGCATCAGGTAAACTGATCCTTTGAATCCACCTGCACGGAAAGCGTCAACCGCTCGAACAGCCTCGTTTACATGTTCCTGAGTTTCTACCACAAACTTGAGATATGTGTGCCCATAGGTTTGATAAATGTTTACAACCTTGGGTTTGATAGCATCATCCCATGCCTCGCCTGATGCGCTTAGTTTGGCACTGACCGAAAATGTAACTTCTCTATCGGCATGTTCTCCGGCCCATTCAATTAAGAAATCTCGGAAATCTTCGTGCAGTTCTTGAGTGCCATTGGTTTCGAATGTAATGTTGCGCAAGTCTGCCATGCCAGGATGACTTAATAATTCTTCGTAAGCACGTTGCCAGCCTAACAAAGGTTCACCGCCGGTAATTACCAAATGTACATCATTGCCATTGTTTTGTACCCAACGATTGTTGGGAGTCAGGGCTAACATCTTGTCCACAAGTTCATCTGTGGTGTATGTCGGCGATAAATGTTTGAACGCAGGATGCCACGACGCATATGAATCGCAACCTGTTTCTACCAAAGGAAGATCTAAAAAGTCTTTATATAGTTCTATTTTTTTAGCAACTTCATCTGCACCTGTAGACCGTTCGCCGGGTCGGCAACCAAAGCCTGCACAGGTAAAGTTACAGCCGTATGTTCTTAAAAACACACTGGGCACACCAACAAAGCGACCTTCGCCTTGGAGACTATAAAAAATTTCACTTACTTTAATTTTACTCATAATTTAGGATCCACATTCTTTTATGCACGTTTCGCGGGTTAAGTCCACTTTATTATACAATAATTCTTCTACGTTGTTAACACTTCCTTTTCGTCCAAAAAAACAACAATAATTTAATTTTCCGTTTGAGTTCATAAAAACACTACTTTGGTATTGGTGCATACAATTATTTGGGTCAACATACGTGTTAGGTTTAGGCATTCGCATAACACGATGAATTGTAGTTGGAGGATCCAAAGCAAATGGTTCGCCGGTTCTGTAGTGCCGAGCCTGTTGATCACGCCTAAATCCTTTGACCAATTCAAATCGTTTAAATCCCAATCGTTGACTTAATTTTAGACAATCTTTGATTTGATGTTCGTTGTGTGCATAGGGAATAAATTGCCAAACCGCTGTACCACCTGCTTGTATAAATGCTGTTGCATTATCAATTATTTTTTGGTAACTAGTGCCTTGTCGATAAATCTCATGTACTCCAGCTAAGCCATCAAGCCCAAACCATATGTCATGTTCTACATTGGCTAATTCTTTTGCTAAATTAGTCCACCATTCTTCAGTACGTAAACTGCCATTGGTGTGTATTCTTATTTTGGCTCTGGTAGTTTTAGCTACAGCAATTAATTCTAAAAAGTTTTTGGCAATGACAGGATCTCCAAGATTGCCGCAAAACTCGATCATTTCTAGGTTTGGTAATTTTTCAATCGCTTGCTGTACCTTTTCGGTAGGAACATCTTCTTCAACAAGATTGTCTCGTAGGCCGTAGCCGTTTTTATTCCTGCTACACATGGGACACCAGGCATTGCATTTAGAACTGGCTTCAATTTGGATCCATTTAACATCATTCGGAGTCATATACAGTCGACCATTTAGTTAATTTTTGACTCTTGCGTACCTGTGCTTGGTGTAATTCTTGATCCGTATAAACACCGTAGGCCTTGAGTAATTCTATCAATAGTGTAACATCTCCTAGCTCTTGAGTCAAGTGTTCACGCTGGGTACCACCATCTTTATGGCTATTTTCCATACCAAAACGGCGACACTTGCTAATGGATTGGATAACTTCGGCACATTCTTCCTGCAAGATGTCCAATATTTCATTTATTTTACTCACGCAAACAAGTCCTCATTCCACTCACGATGACCTTCACGGAACGCCATATTTGATTGTGTTTCACGTACTTCTACACGATAACACCAAAGTCTATCTGCCTCGGCTGTGCCCCACATGTCAGGAATATACACACCATTGACGTATCGGTATAATTGATCTGCCAGGCCTTCGCAACCCAGTTTGGGCAGGATAGTTAGTTTAGCAAGATTCTTTTCTTGTAGTAATTTGTATGTTTCTAGTTCAGGATCATCTTCTGAAACTAATAGAGTATGATCAAACTGACTTTCTAGCACTTGTTTTAATTCTTTGAGTCCACCGTAATCGGCCGCCCAGTTACGCACATCCAGGTCGTCTGTGCCAAAATAGAACTTCATGCTAAATGAATATCCGTGAATTAAGTTGCAGTGACTGTCAGCTCGCCATTGACGATACGCACAAGGAAATGCGTCTACATACTCTTTGGTACTTGTGTACTTGTACTGTCTGGGTTGGTTTGCCATTATGATTCTCCTATGTTAGATTATAGCATAGGCGGCAGAATTTATCAAGCGGGATGACGCCGAAGACCGCTGTTTTGGGAATATAACTATTTATCTTGTGCTGTGGGTGGTGAAACATTTGCGTCCACTCGACCAGTTTTGTCACTGACCTGTTTTGATAACCATGGATCAATGACCGGTTTGTTGACTGTTTCGTCAGCCACGTTCCACCCAATGGCACTGACAAAGCCGACCAACAACCAAGTTCCTATCAGTTCAATAATCACTTATCGCCACCACTCTTCCCAGGGAAACACACACCAGATAGGGTCTTCCAGTTTATTGATATCAAGTCCAGAATAGTCCACTGCTTTGAAATCAGACGCTTGATTATTGACCATGACTGCTACCCGAACATTGTTGCCCCAGACGGTATCCCAACGTGGGTCCGCTGGCAAACAGCTTTCGCGCCAGTCGTTTTGAATCCAGTTGAGGGTGGCACCGGTGTCGTTGATGTCGTCTACAATAAGAATATTTTTGCCACGAGTACTGCGAGCAGGATCTCCGTCGGTAGTTGGCCCGGTATAGCCAAAAGCATCTTCGGCCATCCAGCAGTTGTGCTCAGGACCGTATTCACTGTCACGCAGGCTTACTTTAAGACATTCCATAGGAACTTCTAAATAGTGACTCAACATCACAGCCGGTACCAGGCCGCCACGTGTTAGGCCTACTATGTAGTCTGGGCGCCAATGATCAGCGTTCATTGAACGGATAATGTCGTGTATCCATGCACGTACCGTCGATTCTTTGTAATATACTTTACTCATTGTATCCACCTATTGTTAATTGTTCAATGTTGTTTTTTAAAAAATCTCTTAATCCGTCGGGAGCATAATTCATTTGTTCATCTGTGCTTGAATTTTTAAACTGATCTGTTAAAAATTCATTGTTGCCCAAATTGTTATGTAAACGATCTTTGATTTCCAAAAAAATGTCTGGAGTCCAGCCTAACACTTCATCCGCTGAATTTAAAAAATATGTTTTTTTATCAAGATGCATCATCATAGCATGTTTTGTATGGTCATTTTCCCATGGAAACATGATCACAGGAATATCTAAACAATGTGCCAGATGTGCCATTCCACCTTCGTACCCGACTACGCAATCGCATAAATTGTTCAACAACAGTATCTTGTGTTCTAAACTGATTCGGTCAGAGTTAATGGTAACAATATCATAGCCACTATCTATACACAATTCAATGATTTTGTCAATGTGCTGTTTTGTGTAAGGGTATTTTTTTGGAAGCATCTCAGGATCTAATCCGGAGAATCGATCCAAATATTTCCATCTGGCTATTTCGGTACTACCACCAATGGCAAATCCTATGCACGGTTTGCCATTTGACAATGCGGTTCCGGCCATGGTTGATCTTGTCAGTACCGGCATATTTTGCCCAAACAAATTCAACTGATCAGTTTTGATGTAACTGCTAAAAAATTTTGCATTATCGCCCAGCGTATCCACCAAGGCATTGTCAATAGATCGACCATGTACCTCATTTATAACAACTCGATCATCGGCAATGTTAAAAATTCTTTTGATATCATGCACAAGGGTCCAGCCTGGCTGTATGTTGATTTGTGCTGGCTGTTTGGTTGATAAAATCAAACTATAAAAACCAATCAATCCGCCGAGTCCGATTGCAGTTGATAAATCGTACTCAATCCTATCCATGCCGTGATTACTTTTCCAGTTTGCGCAGGCGTAGACTCAGGTCACGAGTTTCTGTCACGTGCTGATTGCGCAGATTTTCTAGGTCTTGACGCATCCGATTGATACGGATATGAGCATAGATAATGGCCGCAACTACAAGAGTAAAGGTCAAGCCCCAGCCGGCAACAATACCGATAATCCAGGACCAAAGTCCGTTTACTTCACCTACCAGGGTTTGTAGTGTTTGTGTTATCATGATTTTAATTTACTCATGGTAATAATTTTGCCCAGCTCACGATCAAAGTCAGCTTCGTCGGCGATGATGTACAGGCTTTCTGAACTGCTTTGGCCAGAAACTGATACAATACTACCGCCATTGGCTGGTGTAATTTTAAGTGTCAGTGTTTGGCCGGTGATAGGGCCTTGTGTAGAAGGTCCCAGGCCGATACCACCGGCCCATGGTTGTCCGGCACCACCACCTAATGTATATGTACTCATTGTATTGTATTCCTGTGGTTTATCTTCTGTTAATGTTATTCTACCTGCACCAATCCAATTAAACAAGCGTATGCGCCACGATTTGGGTATCATGCTCGTAGCAGTTCCATGCTAACAATTTGTCCAAGACGTTCAGCAACGTCTTCGCCGTCGGGGATAACGTGTGTAATGTTATTGTTGCGATCTGTTTTGCGATCGTAGCAACGAATCTGTACTACAGTTCCACCTTGTGCAGGCATGACATTAAATGATAGCCCTTCTACATCAACGGATCTAGCACCTACCGCTACATCTTGAACAGGCTGGGTACTATACCAGTCATCTTTAACCCAGCGAACAACAATTCGTTTTAGCCATTTCATCGTGAATGATCCTTTTGCAGTTTGATATTGTCAAAGAACTCTTTCTTGGTATTCATATCAATTTGAAATGCACCAGTCAACACAGTGGTTTGAGTCATTGAGCTACCAGCCATGATACCGCGATTGGTACAGCATCCATGTTCGGCTTCGATATAAACAGCAATATTTTTACTACCTGTTGCTAGGCCAATCTCACGTGCTATGTCGTTGCACAGCTCTTCTTGCAAAGTCCCACGGCGAGCACACCACTGGGCAATGCGAGTATACTTAGATAACCCAATAAGTCTATCAGCCGCGATGATTCCAATATACGCAACACCAACAACGGGCTGATGGTGATGACTACACATACTACGAAGTTCACTACGCACGACCAACATACCTTTGTAACCATCATCTACCTCATTAGGAAAACTTGTTGCATCTGGAGCAGGGTCATACCGACCTGCCATGATTTCGTTGAAATACATTTTGGCCAGGCGCTTGGCTGTACCTTGACTGTTGGGATCATTTTCGCGATCAATTAGTAATGCATCTAGCACACCTTCAAATGCCTTGGTCGCACCTGCAATCAGTTCATCTCTGTGACCCACTACATATTCACTGATGTTGTCGCCTGCCCAGAAACGCTTGTTGTTTCGTTTCATATTAAAACGAATAGCATCAGCCAGGTTAGCTTCTTTGTAACCTTTATCGCTCATGCTCATTGCGGCGTCTTCATATCCTGGGTGATATGGTGCTTCGTCTACTAGTAAATCTGCTATTCGTTGTTCTTCTGGTGATGCGTATTTAGGCATTAAATTCTCCGAGTTATTATAGTCGTGGATGACTTTGTAATATTGTATATTATATACAAGTAGTTGTCAATAGATCTTTTACAACAGGATGTTCTAAAAGTGTATCGGCATAGGCAATATGGGCAGGAGTATCAGGATGCCGATCTCTTTCCCAGTTGTTTTGTCTGGCCAAATGACAAATATGTACACCATGTACATGATCATAATCAATTTGGTCATACAGGTGTTGCAGTTTTTTCAAATGTAATAATGGTTTATAGAATGTAAACACATAAGGGATATTTAAATTTTTCAATACTGACTGCAGAGATATTATATTCAGCAGGGTTTCCTCTAATCTTTGTTCATCCGAATACATGGTGCTGTATAGATCAAGTGCAGAATTATATCTTTCTAGGTCCTCGGTATAGGTAGAAACATCGGCACCGGGCGGATGTGTGTGCCTCAGGAAAAACCAAAATTTATCAAGATATGGATTTTTGTGCAGGTGTGGATCTTCAAGTTCCAGACCATGTAGCACAGCACCCGGAGTTTTGATTCTAAAATCTCTTCGAAAAAAATAGGTCCACGAAATGACCACAAGATCATATTTTCTTTGAGACAATTCCAGTATGGTTGAATCGTGTATGTAATTGTTTCCACAGCCAACTCGAGAAAAATTTACAATTTCACAGGCTATTTTTTTCTCCAGTTGAACAGGCCACGAAATGGGGCCTAGAGTAACTGATGGACCATTTACTAGGATTTTCATTTGAATGTCAATTTTCTTAAATCTGGGTATTCATGATATTTAGGTTCTGGGTTGACCAGGGGTAATTTTTCTATACCCAATTGACATGTTTCTAAGGTAGGGCAGTAGTGATAGCCTTCGCCAAAGGTCTCCTGCGCCTGCCAGGGTGAGATACGTAGATCGCGACCATCTGATCGCATGCGACTCAGTTCTTCATATTCCCATTCTGAATCCAGCAGGATGGCACCGGCCTTGCCGATGCTGAGTGGCTTACCATGCCCAAAACTCAGGCATTGCTTGTGTCCGGCACGATACATGTTGGGTTTCAGCAGTAGTGCGCTGTCCCAGATATTGGTGTACCCAAACTGATATTGGCCCACTGATTGCCAGTAGTCAGTCTTTAGTTCATACCTGACGCCAAGTTCCTGCATCAGCTGTGGAATACTTAGATACGTAAAGGCTGAGAATTCTGTGTAGGTAATGCGGTCTAATCTAAAGCAAAGTTCTATAGCATGAGTACACCCATCGGTTACTACCACATATGGTGCACCGGTATATTCAGCTAGCGCGGCCTCAAAGTCAAACAGGGGTTGAAATGTCATTGAGTGTACCACTTGTAAGCTGAATCAATGATGGTGGCAATATCACTATACTCAGGTTGCCATCCCAGTTCCGCTCCGACCAACTCAGCATCAGCTACCAGTTGTGCCGGATCGCCCATGCGTCTGTGTCCGTAGTTGACGTGAATCAAGCCGTATTTTTCAGCCACATAGTCTACAATTTGCTTGTTACTGACACCTTGGTTGGTGCCCAAGTTGTAAATTCTCTGTATAGCACCAGCCTGTGTGTAGTGTCGTTCAGCGGCCATGACATGAGCACGGGCAATATCCCACACATGAACATAGTCACGGATACAAGTGCCGTCAGGAGTATCAAAGTCTTCACCATTGATACTGAACACATGACCTGTGATACTGGCCTCCAAGATACGAGCAACAATATGAGTAGCCTCAGGTTCTTGGCCAAGGTCAAAGGCAACAGGTTCTGCACCAGCCGCATTGAAATATCTAAAAATTGTACTGGGCAGGGCATAGGCACCCCAGAAGTCTTTGAGTATGGTTTCAGTCATGGCCTTGGTACGACCGTAGGGACTGATAGGTTGTACACGAGCAGTTTCTCGAATAGGTAACACCTCAGGTTCGCCATAGACGCTGGCACTCGAACTGAACATGATGATAGGTTTTTTTGTAAATCTGTTGACCCAGTTCAGTAATTTTATGGTTTTACTGATATTGTTGTCGTAGTAGACACCCGGATCGGTCATACTAGGTCCTACCAGGCTAGTACCGGCACAATGCACAAT